GAAGGGTTTCCCCAAACTTTACTGCCCGGAACTCATTCCTAAAAGGGAATGCATATTCTGGTTGACGTCCCTTGCAGTGTGCCTTTCAGTATTCTCGCTGGTGGTTGCCACATTTCCATCAAGTCCAAACAACCTGGTGTTAACGTTGGCGAGGGCTGCTGCCTTCATTTGCGCAACTGCTTCTCTGGCTCTATCTGAGGTCTTTGAGTTTACCTCATAAAAATCAAATGCATACCGAGCCAAGCTTTTGTCCCTCAAATTCCGAAGAAGTCCATACCTAGGCATGTAGAACCCTTCAGAATTCCTCATTTCAATATATGCCTCTGCCACATCTGAAAAATGATGCATGATTTGTCTCAGTGTGGGCTTTGCATTTTCAACAATTGGTTTCAGTGGATACTCAACTTGCTCATCACCATCCATCATCACCCAGGTGCCATTAACATCAGGCGACGTGCCATTGTCAACACACCAGACCATAAAGCCATTCATGACTATACTCATCTGATCATCAGTAAGTTCGTACTCATCCCTGACGGATTCATACCATGAGTTAAATTGAGCCTTTGAAGCTCGTGTGTTGAATAAGTCAACTTGATTCGGCTTGTAGTCTATGAGGTGATCAAGGCTGAGTATCACTCTGCCCCCAACTGTTGGCATATTCATTCTCTTTGTGATCTTTTGTAACCGTGGCACTAATTTGCCCTTTGAACTAGCACCTACATCTTTTTCTTTGGGAGCTCCCTCGCTCTTTGGGGTCTTGGCTGGGTCCTCATGTTTGGGCTCCTTGTCTTTCTTCTTTGGATCCTTTCCAGTATCAACGCTATCCTTTTCAAACCCAGACTGTAGCGAAACAGATTCGCCCTGGTCTCCTTCAATGTCGAAGTGTAAATGCTTCAAAAACTGTTGCAGTTCATTAGCACTCACATTGACGTCCAAGTACAGTTTTCTTAGGGCCATTTCTGCTATATAGGGTGCCTTACCTGTGGCTGCTAACTCCTTGAATTCATCCTTGCCAAGTAGCCACAAATAAAACTTCCTAATTTCAGTGAGTAGATCTGTATAGCCCCAAGCTTCAATCATGGATGCACATATGGCCTCTGTTCTGTGCATGAGCTCCTTGCTCCTATCCCACTCAAGAATTGATACAATTCTCTCTGGCTCGAGTTTTGGGATATAAACTCCATCTACTAACATTGCCTGATGTGACATAAACCATAATTCCTCACGAATTTTTGTCCGTTCCGAAAAATCATAGTTAAGTCCAAGCTCTGAAAAAGATTGAGTTAACGTATCCAGCAACCAAGCATCATCGTCCTGCACAGCCAGAATCACATCATCCCCATTTGCAAAGAACACTAGCCTGTTCTGAATGTCTTCATCATTCCATCCTTGTTTAATGCAAGCATAGTACATAGACACCACCACCATTAAAGATT